TGACGGCGCAGCCCGACTACCTGAACAACATCCGCGCCAGCGCCCGCAACGAAGCGGAACTCGTGGCGTGGCTGCATGGCTCGTGGGACATCACCTCGGGCGGCATGTTCGACGACATCTGGTTCAAGGTGAAGGACCGTGCGGTGATCCCGCCGTTCCAGATTCCTCCAGGCTGGCGCATCGACACGTCGTTCGACTGGGGTTCGAGCAAGCCGTTCAGCGTCGGCTGGTGGNNGACACCAACGGCAACTCGATCGCTCGGGACATGGAGGAATCGGTCGTCATCGACGGGCGACGGTTCCGGGGCGTCTACTTCGACCCCGCCGACAAGCGCAGCGGTTCGCGTAAACAAGGGTGGGAACAAGTTCGGAAGATGCTCGCGGCAGTCATCCCCGCCGAGGGGCATCAGGTCCGTGAAGAGCCTGGGCTGTTCGTGACGACAGACTGCATCCACTTTCTTCGTACAGTCCCCACCATCCCGCGCGACCAGGATGACCTGGACGACGTGGACACTGATGCTGAGGACCATGTTGCTGACGAGGTGCGGTACCGTTGCCGCAAGGAGCATCGCACGGTCAAGGGTGGGAAGACGATGGGGATGAACTGATGACTCTATCGCCCGGAGAACGTCAGCGTCGATGGCGGGCTAAGCCCGAGAACAAGGCTAAGGCCGCAGCCCGCCAGCGGGAACGGTACGCCTCAATGTCCCCAGAGCAGAAGGCTACCGAGTTTGAGTATCGCTGGCGGCTTTCGCTTCGTCGATTCGGGATGACTCCTGACGACTACATGCGTATGCTTGACAGGCAGAACGGCGTCTGTGGTATCTGCGGGCGGACAAACGGTCAGAAGAAACTGTGCGTGGATCACTGCCATGCCACGGGTCGAGTTCGAGGACTTCTTTGTACGAAGTGCAACAAGGGTCTTGGCATCTTCGACGATGACGTGACCCGTATAGTGCGGGCGGCAGAGTACCTGAAGGAGTAGTCGTATGGCGATCGACGCGAAACACCCAGCCTTTACCGCCCGCTTTCCCGACTGGGAGCAGTTGGCTCACTGCTATGCAGGCGAGCGCGCCATCAAAGAGCGCCGCGAGAAGTACCTGCCTGCGACCGAGGGAATGCGCATCGACGGTATGAAGGAGGGTCAGGACGGCAAGACCGCATACGACGCCTACCTCGCTCGTTCGGTGTTCCCTGACTACGTTCGGCAGGGTGTTGAGGCGATGGTCGGCGTCATGCACCGCGAGCCGGCGCGCATCGAGGTGCCGCCGGAGTTGGAGCCGCTGCTGGACAGCCTCGGGGCCAACGGCGAATCGGCCCAGATGTTCCTGCGTCGGCTGAATGAGTGGCAGTTGCTGTACGGTCGCGCCGGTCTGTTGGTCGAAGCGCCGGATCAGGCCCCCATCAACCGCTCACTGCCGTACCTCGTGCTCTACAACGCGCCCCGGATCATCAACTGGGACGATGGACTCCGCATCCAAGGCAAGCAGGTGCTGGAGTTCGTGACGATGGATGAGTCCGACTACGAACGCACAGGCTCGTTCGAGTGGGAGTTCAAGAACCGCTTCCGCATCTGTGCAATGAGCGGCACCGCGATCAGTGCCACGCAGTCGGACCAGGAACCTGTGACTGCCACCGGCGTCTATCAGGTGGCCAAGGTTGAGGGCACTGACTCTGACGTGACGCGGGCTGCCTGGGTGACGCCCTCCATCGGTGGGCGCACGCTCGATCGCATCCCGTTCATCTTCGTGAACACGAAGGACTTGGTGCCGTCGCCGGACGACCCGCCCCTTCTGGGCCTCTCGAACATCTGCCTCGCCATCTATCGCGGCGAGGCCGACTACAGGCAGTCGCTGCATATGCAGGGCCAGGAAACCTTCGTCATCATCGGCGCTGACGACGATAAGAAGACCCGCCTCGGGGCCGGTGCTCGCATCGAACTGCCGCGAGACGGTGACGCGAAGTTCGTGGGCGTCAGTGCTGACGGCCTCGGGGCCATGAAGGACGCGATCAACGACGACAAGAAGTTGGCCGAGGAACTCACCTCACGCCTCTTTGACTCAACTGGCACGACATACCAGAGCGGCGAGGCTCTGCGCATCCGCGTGAGTGCGAAGACTGCGACGCTTCGCACGATCGCACTCACTGGTGCTGAGGCTCTGAAGCAGGCTCTCGTCATCATTGCTGAGTGGATTGGTGCGGACTCCAGCAAGATCGTCGTCGAACCGAACACCGACTTCGCCGACACCGCTGCGGCCAGCCGCACGGCGCTCGAACTCACCCAGGCCAAGACGCTCGGGTTCCCGATCTCCAACAAGTCGCTGCACCGCTTTGCTGTGCAGCAGGGCCTCACCGAACTCACTTTCGAGGAGGAACAGGACGCGATCGAAGAAGATGCCCCCGCACTCGGCACGAATCAGCAGGGTGTCGGTGGCATCACTGGCGGCATCCTTGGGCGAGCGACTGGCGGCAGTCGAGTCCCCCGAGGTGTCGAGGACGCTCCGTCTGATGGCGGAGGCGAGTAAACCCCTCAAAGGAGGACTCTCATGCTGTGTTTCATCTCTGGTGTGGCGGCGGGCCTGTTCGTCGCAGGACTCATCTCGTTGTTCCGTGACGACTCGCTTCCCGCGCGAATCGTCATCAGCAGCGACGGCGGGCGGAATCCGCGATTCCGCTGGTCGCTTCAGACCTGCCGTGGCAAGACCGTGGCCAACTGTGTCGGCTCCTTTGCCGAGGAGTGCGACGCCAAGGATGCGGCTCGGGTTGCCCGCCGCATGATGCGCGGAGCGCGATAAGTGGCTGACAGGAACGAGAACAACCTACTCAGGGACGCATTCGTGCGTCACCAGATCGGCCTACTGCGGGTCGCGGCAGGGTACGTTCAGTCCACGCAGGAACTGCTGGACTCGTCCGAACCCCGACTGCGCATCCTGGTCGAACGGTTCCTCTCGATCCTGAAGGATGAGCGTGTTGATCTGACCGCTCCGAGCGTTCAGAACCGGCTTGACTCACTCCGTCGCCAGATTGAAGAACTTCGTACCGAGGCCATTCTTGCCGCAGAGGAGGAAGCGGAGGAGCAGTTCCGGCTCCTCATCCTGGCGGAGTGGGCTTGGCTCGGAGGAACCGTGGCCACGATCACCCAGGGGCGTCTACGACCGGACGCTCCTGGGGGTCGTGGTCTTGCGCGTGAGATCATCGCTGACCTGCCGTTCGAGGGTCGAACATTCAGGCAGTGGATGCGTGAACTCGCTCGGGCTGATGCGAACCGCATCTACGGCGCGATCGTGGTTGGGCTGACCCAGGGTCGCTCTCGTCGAGACATTCTCCAGGCTGTCTTTGGCAAGGCGAGTCTGGACGGTGCTGACGGAGTGACGCAGAAGACACGCAACGACATGGCGTCGGTCGTGACTACCGCGAGCGCCCACTTCACTGCCCAGGCGATCGAGGCGATGGCGAGTGAGAACGCCGAGATGTTCCCGCGAGACATCTACACGGCTGTGCTCGATCATCGAACGACTCCGATCTGCCGCTCGCTTGATGGCAAGGTGTACCTGCGAGGCAAAGGTCCGATCCCTCCGCTGCACTTCTACTGCCGCTCGCGCCGCGTCCCGCTCCTCGCTGGGCAGTTGCCCACTCGCGTCAACTACCCTGAGTGGCTCGCTGCACAGTCCGCCGAGTTCCAGGACGAAGTGTTGGGCAAGGCTCGTGGAGCACTCTTCCGTCGCGGCGGGCTGACGCTTGATCGCTTCGTGGATAGAAACGGGCGTCTGTTCACCCTGAAAGAACTGGCGGGGTTTGATCGCGCCGCGTTCAAGGCGGCTGGCCTTGACCCCGATGCCTTCCTGCGCTAGACTTTGGTTGCAATCCCTGTACGAACACTGACTGAAGGAGACTCACCCGATGGCGTCAAAGAGCGACTTCCTCACTGCGTTTGGTGGCGCGACAACCGCTGTCGGGTCAACGAAGGCATTCACGGCTGCTGCTGGCAATCGCATCACGCTGACCAGTCACGGCCTCGGTGACTTCACCGGCCCGGTCCAGTTCGCCCCGCAGGGCGGCGGCGTGCTACCCGGTGGGCTGGCTGCCAGCACGAACTACTGGCTGCTGGCCGTGGACGCCAACAACGTGCAGGTCATCACCAGCGCAGGCGTCGTCATTGACCTGACCAGCGCCGGTTCAGGCACGATCGACGTTGACGGTGCCGCCCTCCAAGAGGACTTCGCGGCGGCTGAGATCAACACGACCGACAACGAACTGACTCTCGCCGCCCACGGAGCCATCACCGGCTACGGCCCGGTGCGGTTTACGCTCCAGGGTGACGCCTCGGTTCTCCCCGGCGGGCTGTCTCTTTCGACCGACTACTGGCTCATTCGAGTCAGCGACAACGTGGTGAAGGTCGCGTCCTCGCTCGCCAACGCCATTGCAGGTACGGCCATCGACATCACCAGCACCGGCACGCCCGGCACCGGCGGCTATCGCTGTGCTCGCGCGGTGGTCAACGACGACTTCACCAGCAGCGACGTGACGTTCTCCGATGGTGTTGTCACCTCCGCCGGTCACGGCAAGGACACGGGCTACGGCCCGGTGCGTCTGACCACCTCCGGCTCTCTTCCCGGCGGTCTGACCACCAGCACCGACTACTGGCTCATCGTGCTGGGTGCGGACACCTTCCGGTTCGCATCCAGTCGTGCCAACGCCCTCGCGGGTACGGCCATCGAGATTCTGGACGCTGGTTCTGGTACGCACAACATGCGTGCGACCGCGCAGACTCTCGCGGACCAACTGGAGCAGTCTCTGAACGAGGTGCTCACCTTCCCCGGCAACCGCACGGCGTCCAAGGACGTGAACGTGAGCAAGTTCTGGGGCGAGGCGACCCAGGGCATGGGTTTCTAAGTACGAGTACGCCGAAGATCATCCCGACTTCTGCGAAGACAATCAAGAAGGTTTCGGACACACAGATCACACCGTTTCACAGAGGAGCATTGAAAGATGGAACTGGAACTTCAGTATTCGAGCATGGCGGAAGTGCCGCAGGGCTTTGAGTCGCTCTACACCGAGAAGGACGGCAAGGCCGTGCTCACCGGCGTGAAGGGTGTCTCAGGCTTCGCGGCTGAGAAGGCCACCCTCACCAAGTCGCTGAACGCAGAGCGTGAGGCGCACAAGGCGACGAAGGCGAAACTCAACGAGATCAACACCCAGGTCGAGACGCTGACCACCGAGCGCGACGAACTTCAGATCAAGGTCGAGTCCGGCGGCAAGCCTGATGACGGCAAGATCGCGGAACTTGTCGAGCGTCGCGTGAAGTTGGCCACCGGCCCGCTGGAGAAGAAGGTCCAGGCTGCCGAGTCCCGCGCCTCCGAACTGGAGTCGAAGTTGGGCGAGGCCACGCAGACCATCCGCTCAGGCAAGATCAACTCCGCGATCCAGGAGGCCGCGAACAAGGCTGGCATCGACCCGAAGATGATGACGGCGGCTGTCCGCCTGCTGTCTTCGGACCTGGACATCGACGACACCGGCAACATCATCGCCCGCGAGGGCAGCATGTTCACGCCCGGCCTCGATCTGGGCGGAGTGCTCAACGAGGCGAAGCAGCACTTCCCCAACCTCTGGCCGCTCTCCCAGGGCGGCGGAGCCAAGGGTGCTGGCGGTCTGCCGGACGGCCAGAAGAACCCCTTCACCTACAAGGACTGGAACATGACCGAGCAGTTCTCGCTCATGGCGAAGGACAAGCCGCTCGCCGAGCGGCTCGCCAAGGCTGCCGGTGTCGATCTCGCTCGTCCGAAGCGTCCCGAGCCTCCGAAGGCTTGACATCACCACCGTGTCTGTGTATCGTTGGTGTGAACATCTGACGGACTCGTACCGGCTCATGGAGCACGGCGGCTGAGGAGTGATTCCAAAGCCAGTCCTCGGAAACCCCAACCCCGAGAACTCAACTGTCCGAAGGAGAATGACTCATGCCTGTGACCCGCATCCAAGACCTCGTGATCCCGGAGAACTACGCTTCGTACCTCCAGCAGCGCACGGAGGAGAAGTCGGCGCTCGTGCAGAGCGGCCTCCTCGTCCGCAGCCAGTTCCTGGACAACTTCCTGGCCGGTGGTGGTCTGACCATCAACGTCCCGTCGTTCCAGGACTTGTACGGCGAAGAGCGGCTCTCCGGCGATGATCCCGCCGTCGTGATCCCCCAGGACGGCACGGGCACCCCGCCCAACGCCCATATGGGGATCGGCACCTCGAAGGAGGTGGCTGTCCGCCTGAGCCGCAACTCCTCGTGGTCCGACATGGACCTTGCCGGTGCGCTGGCCGGGGCCGACCCGATGGCTGCCATCATGGACCTGACCGCTGGGTTCTGGACCCGTCGCCTCCAGAAGGCGTTCGTGGCCACCGTCCAGGGTGTCTTCGCGGACAACGCGGCGGCTCCCACCGGCGGCGACACCCACACCCAGAACGACATGACCGTGGACGTGTCCGGCGGCGGCTACGTCGCTGGCGTGACGGACTTCCACCTGGAGGCCCTGATCGACGCCCTGACCACGATGGGCGACAGCGCCGAAGACATCGTGGCGGTGATGATGCACTCCCACGTTCTTGCCCGTGCCAAGAAGAACAACCTCGTGGACTCGATCCCCGACACCACGAACGGCGCGGCTGGGACCATCGAGCGCATCGCTGGCAAGTACCGCGTGATCGTGGACGACGGCCTCCCGAACCCTGCCGGTACGGGTGCCAACCAGACCGCGAGCGGCATCTACCACACTTGGCTCCTCGGCTCCGGCGCTTTCCTCCTGGGCATGGGCAGCCCCAAGGTGCCTGCCGAGATCGAGCGCAAGCCCGAGGGCGGCAACGGTGGTGGCCAGTCGATCCTGTGGAACCGCGTCGAGTGGTGCATCCACCCGGTCGGCCACGCCTGGATCGGCACGGCTCCGGCCTCCGGCCCCGCCAACGGCGACGCGAGCACGCCCAACACGCTCGCCCACGCCGACTCCTGGCGGCGCGTCTTCCCCGAGCGGAAGCAGATCAAGGTCGCTCGCCTCATCACCCGCGAGGCGTAATCCGAACGGCGTGCTTCCGAATCGAGCACTGGGGGCTGGCCTGGAAACGGGCCAGCCAGCCCATTCGTCTGAAGGAGACTCTCATGGCCAAGCCCCCCATCTACGCCCGTCCCCGATATGTTCGTCAGCGGGTGTACCAGCGTCTTCGGCACGGCGTCAACAGCCTGCTGAAGGTGTTCGTGAACGCTGAGGGTGCGCGGCTGGCGAGCACTGCGTCCACACGGACGTTCACCGCGAACACCAACGACACCCTGTCTGCAACAGGCCACGGTTTCGTGACGGGCAAGGGTCCGGTGCTGGTGGAGTCGAGCGGAACGCTTCCCGCTCCTCTGGCTGAGGACACCCCGTACTGGCCCATTCGTATCAACGATGACACGTTCTACCTCGCCACCTCGCGCGAGAACGCGGCGGCTGGTGTCCGCGTGGACATCACCGACACCGGCAGCGGGACGCATACCGCGGAGTACGCCAGCGACGGCCCCGCGATGCTGGAGCGACTCCGCCAGGGTGTGAAGCCCGATCAGTTGCGGGCCACGACCGACATCGACGACCTGTGATCCACACAAGCACCTGAATCAATCCCCAGAGGAGAATCATCATGTCCGAACGCCTGGATGCTGTCACTGAGCCGAACGATCTGTCGGTGGACGCTGCGGCTCCCGACCCCACGCCTGATGCTCCGGCGTCACCTGAGCAGCAGGATGAGGCCCGCACCGCGATCGCCACCCGCATTGAGCAGATCGAGGACGAACTGGCTGCCGCCGACGCGGAGATCAAGGATGCCTCGGCCCGCATGATCGAACTCCGGCGCGAGCGTGATCGGCTGAATGCTCAGCAGGCACCGAGGGCTGGGATGACCCAGGCCCAGGCCCATGCCGCGATCGTTGCTGCTGGTCAGTCTCAGCGGGCGCAGCGGTTCGCCCAGGTCCAGCAGTTCAAGAACATCACCGGCGGCGTGATCCCTGTCGTGGAAACCCCGGCGGAACGCGCCGCGAAGAGTCGTCCCCGAACTGCCTGATATGCCCAACCTCGCGTCCATCGTGGCCTCCGTCAATGCCGCTCGGCGGCGTCGGACGCCACGCATGGTCAGGGTTGAGCAGGACGGCACCTCCACGCTCACCGTGGTGTTCGATCGGGAGATGGATCAGACTCAGACCGATGCGCTGATCCGAACCTGTGACTCCGTGAACGGGGTGGTTGATTGGACGGGCGGCACCTGGAGCAACGGGCGCACGTTCGTCAGCACCACCTCGAACTCCGTCACGACGTTCACCGGAACCCGGAGAGCCGTCTACCTCTCTGGCTCCCTTCGGGCGACGGGCCGGTACCGGGTCGATCTGAGGGACCGCTGTGACCGAGTGGAGGATGTCTGATGGCCTTCGTAGTTGAAGATGGCACGGGAGTATCAGATGCCAACTCGTACACGAGTGTGGCGTTCTATCGCGCCTACTTCACCGACCGGGGCCGGGACGTGAGCGCCCAGACCGACCAGCAGATTCAGGGCTTCCTGGTTCGAGCCACCGACTTCATCGAGAAGCGATTCGGTGATCGCTGGCGAGGCAGCCGCTCCACACTCACTCAGGCCCTCGGCTTCCCCCGCACCGGAGTCGTGGTCGATGGCTCCACCCTGGGCAGCGACGTGGTGCCCCTCATGCTTCAGTCTGCGACGGCTGAGTATGGGTATCGTGCCAGCCTCTACGCTGAGTTGGCTCCTGACCCACCCGTGCCGTTTGATCGGCAGGACAATGATGGCGGCACAGTCTCTGGCGGTGGGGCTGTCATCGAGAAGAATGAGCGAGTCGGCCCGATCGCTGAAGGGACTGTGTATGCAGACCCCACGGCGGCATCAAACACCTGGACAATGCCTTCGTACCCGGCTGCTGATCTGCTTCTTCAACCGCTCTTGACCGGCGGCGGTCGAGGCCGAACCATTCGAGCGTAACATGGCTGTTCACGACAAGTTCGCCAACCTCGCGGAGCGGCTCATCAACAAGCATGGGCGGGACGTGACTCTGCGCAAGTTGAGCCGGACTCCCGAGGATAGTGACATGCCGTGGCGAGGTACTGACCCCGATCCCGAGGTTGGGTATGAGTTCGAGCAGGTTGTTCGAGCAGTCTTCACCGACTTCAACGAGGATGAGATCGACGGCGATCAGGTACGTCGTGGAGACAAGCGCCTCTTGGTGGCAGCCAAGCCCGTCGCTGGGACAGACCTGTTGAAGGCCGATTCACTGTTGGATGAGGGTTCGGTGTACGGTATAATCAGGGGGAATCTCCTGAAGCCTGGGACGACGGAGATTCTTTACGACTTCCAGGTGAGGGCCTGATATGCCAGCCACGACCGTGAGCACAGCCCGAGATGAGATTCTCGCCCGCCTAAAGGCAGCGATTGATGTCTCCGACTACTCGGACATGACTGTGATCTACGACGATGCCCGGCAGGATCACCCTGCCGACGACACATCACCCCCTGCGGTCCCGGCAGGCAAGCCGTGGCTCCGTGTCGGGGTGCGGCACGCAGACGGCACCCAAGCCTCCCTGGGCAGCATCAACGGAAAGCGACGCCAGGAGATGAGCGGGATCGTCTTCGTGCAGGTCTTCACGCCCGCCGGGGATGGGCTAAAGCATTCGGACGCTCTCGTGGAGATCGTCCTTGACGCATACCGCACTGGCGGAGCGACGCCGAGCGGCGTAGTATTCAGGTCGGCACGATTCGCCGAGATTGGCAAGGATGGTGCGTGGCACCAGACCAACTGCTTGGTGGACTTCATTTATGATGTCATCCGCTGATAGTTTGGAGCGAAGGCGTAGGATGAAGCGGGAGGCAGCGTCCCGTAGACGCCAGTATCTAAAGGATAATGACCCTGTTCAATACAGGGCCATGCTGGTCAAAGAGAATCAGAGAGCCAGAGACTGGAGGCGCAGGAATCCAGACCGTGCCCGTGAGGCGTGGCGTCGTAACGCAAGTTCCCGCCAGATGAAGTATCTGTATGGGATCACTGATGCTGAGTTCCGGCGGATGCTGGACGAGCAGGGACGGTGCTGCTATACTTGTGGTAGGCAGACGAATCTATGTGTAGATCATTGCCATAAGACAGGGTTAGTTAGGAAGTTGTTGTGCCGAAAGTGTAACACGGCCCTTGGACAGGTTGGCGATGACCCGCAGATTCTAGAGAATCTGCTGGCATACATAAAGGAGCACTCCTGTGGCGAAAGTGACCAAGGTTGATAGCAACATCACGGGACTCCGTGCCTGCCAGGAGGTTTCCCTGGGTGTGCTGGACCCTACCCCGGCTAATCAACGGTGGGTGGAACTCGAACCGAATAGTTACAGCGACTTCGGTGGCGAGATCACCACCATCGCCCGCAATCCGATCAACCCCGGTCGTCAGCGCAAGAAGGGCGTGGTGACGAACGTGGAGGCCAGCGCCGGGTTCGACACCGACCTGACGCAGACCAACATGCAGGACTTGCTCCAGGGCTTCTTCTACGCGAACTTCCGCCACAAGCAGCGGTTCATCGGTGCCCAGACCGTCGCCACCTCGGACGACTCCTATGGCGCAACCGGCATTCACACCGGCTTCTTCGCCGGTGACATCATCCTGGCGTCCGGCTATACGAACGCCGCGAACAACGGCCTGAAGAACGTGGTTACTNNACCGGCGACGCGACGATCACCGCTCCTGGTGGCGCGTTCCCGACGCTCACCGTCACCACGAAGGACTTGACCCAACTGGGCCTCATTCCCGGCGAGTGGGTGTTCGTCGGCGGCGACGCCACGGCTGAACGGTTCGCCCTCAACGCCCCCTTCTTTGCCCGCGTTCGCAGCGTGACTGCCAGCGTCATCACCTTCGACAAGACCAGCATCACTCTGGTGGCCGACGACGGCACCAGCACGGGCGCAGGCGGCACCAACAACAAGACCATCCGTCTGTTCAAGGGCCG